TCAGGACCAGGAGGATCTGACAGTATGGGATCTTTTGCAAAAGGCGGTAGAGTCGGTTATCAAGCAGGTGGAGTTGCAACACCAGAACAATATGCAAAAGCTTTACAACAAGTAGGTGCAGGAAGTGCATTAGATAAATTAAGATCTACAGGAGACTATATAAAAAATTATGTTTCAAATGTTGGACAGTCTGTTCTTAATAAAAATCCTGCAATAAGAGGTATTGCTTCTTTCTATGGTGTAGGTAAACCTATTTCTTCTTTCAGTGATTTTTCAAGTGGAAGTCAACAAGCAATTAAAGATGCAGTTATGAGAACTGTGCAAAATCCTACTTTAAATCAATATTCAAAAACTAATATTCCGATGTCTAGTTACACAAACTATTTTTCAGATAAAGGAAAAGCTAATACACGAGGTATTTATGATACTGGATATATAAGTCGTTCAGATCAGTTTAAAGATATGATTTCAGCATTAGGTGGCAATGAAGATGCAATAGCTAGAATGACTCTTGGAAGATTTAACGTAGATATTGACCCAACATCTGGAGTTGGATATTTAAGAGATAAATATGATTTCTCAAAACAAATGCCTGGTGGAAAAGCATATGATATTAACATGCAACTACCACAAGATTTTGTTCAACAAATATTAAATAATCCAACTTATCAAAAAACAACAGGATATACTCCACCAACAACTCAAACAACTTCTTCTATACCACAGTTTTATCAAAACAATCCTGGATCCTATGACTTTGATAAATTTAAAGAAGCTTATGCATTCGCAACAGGACAACAAAATTTAGTAAGCAGAACTCCTGATGGACAAATTGTAACTAATTTTGGAAACTGGGATCCAAGCAATACTTATGGCGCTTATATGGCAGACAGAGGAACTTCAAGTGGTAATCCTTTCTTTAGTCAATTTACTGATCCAAATACTTTTAATAAAAATACTTTAATAAGTATGTATGGTGCACCAGGAGCAGGTAAGACTTATTACGCAGATGGTGGACTTGCTACAATGTTCTCGGAGAAAAAATAATGCAATTAAAATATAACCCGGAAATAGGAGCAATCGTAAAAGAAAATGATGAACCAGCTACTCAAGCTGATATTTTAGCATGGTCTGCTGCTAATCCAGAACCAGTTGAAGAAGAACGAAAAAAACAAGATCCACGTATGTTAAATGAACTAATGCAAAGTTTGACAGGCAGTAAAACGTCTGATACTGTAGACGTAGGTGTTGAAACAATCAAAGATAAAGGATAGAATAGTCGAATGGCTGATATAGATAAATCTTTACCCAATTCAAAAACAACTGTTGAAGTTCCAGGTGAAGTTGAAATAGAAGAAGCGATTAAAGAAAAAGTAGAACAAGTACAAACCGAAGGTGGTCCAGTAGAAATTGAAATGGATGACGAAGGTGGTGCTGAAGTTTCTTTTGACCCTTCTGCTGCAACTCCTGAAGGCGGTGAAGATCATTTTTCAAACCTTGCAGAATTTTTAGATGATAGTGTTTTAGATCCATTAGGAAATAAACTTTATGATCAATATACAGAATACAAAGAATCAAGAGCAGACTGGGAAGATAGTTATAGAGATGGTTTAAGTCTTTTAGGATTTAAATATGAAAGAAAAACAGAACCGTTTAGAAATGCATCTGGTGTGAATCACCCAGTTCTTGCAGAAGCAGTTACACAATTTCAAGCGCAAGCTTACAAAGAATTATTACCAGCAGATGGCCCAGTTAGAGCTCAAATTTTAGGTGACCCTACTGCTGCAAAACAAGATCAAGCAAATAGAGTTAAAGACTTTATGAATTATCAAATTATGGATCAGATGAAAGAATATGAACCAGAGTTTGATCAAATGCTTTTCTATCTACCCCTCTCCGGATCTACCTTTAAGAAAATCTATTATGATGAACTTTTAGGTAGAGCGGTATCTAAATTCGTCCCTGCGGATGATTTAATTGTACCTTACTCTGCAAACTCATTAGATGATGCAGAAGCAATTGTGCATGTTATAAAAATTTCTGAAAACGAATTAAGAAAACAACAAGTCGCTGGTTTTTATAGAGATATAGAATTAGGTGAACCAACAGGTAGAGAAGATCAAATAGAAGATAAAAAATTAGAATTAGAAGGTATTCAAAAAGATGGAGAAGATCAACATACTCTTTTTGAAATTCATACTGATTTAGATATTGAAGGATATGAAGATGTAGGAGAAGATGGTGAGCCGACAGGAATTAAACTTCCTTATGTAGTTACAGTTGCAGAGTCTAACTCTAAAATTTTATCTATCAGAAGAAATTATAATCCCGACGATCCGTTAAAAAAGAAAAAGAATTATTTTGTTCAGTTTAAATTTTTACCAGGTACAGGATTCTATGGCTTTGGTTTAATTCACATGATTGGTGGTTTAACAAGAACTGCTACAACTGCATTAAGACAATTATTGGATGCAGGAACTTTATCAAATTTACCTTCTGGATTTAAATCACGTGGTATTAGAATTAGAGATGATGCACAACCTTTACAACCTGGTGAGTTTAGAGATGTCGACGCTCCGGGAGGCAATATCAAAGATCAGTTTATGACGTTACCATTTAAAGGACCCGATCAAACTTTATTATCTTTAATGGGAATTGTAGTTTCAGGCGCACAACGATTCGCGGCCATCGCTGATGCACAAGTAGGCGATATGAATCAACAGGCAGCCGTGGGTACTACTGTGGCGTTATTGGAGCGTGGATCGCGGGTGATGTCAGCTATTCACAAAAGATTATATGTAGGTTTAAAACAAGAGTTTAAATTATTAGCAGAAGTATTTAAAACATATTTACCACCAGTATATCCATACGATGTACCAGGAGCATCTAGAGAGATTAAAGTACAAGACTTTGATGACAAGGTAGATATTTTACCAGTTGCAGATCCTAATATATTTTCTCAAACACAAAGAATATCTTTAGCGCAATCACAACTACAACTTGCACAATCAAATCCACAAATTCATAATTTGTATCAAGCTTATAGATCAATGTATGAAGCGTTAGGTGTTAAAAATATAAATTCTATTCTACCTCCACCAGCACAACCAATGCCAATGGATCCAGCATTAGAACATATTTTAGCAATGAGTATGAAACCTTTCCAAGCGTTTCCAGCTCAAGACCATAAAGCACATATTGATGCTCACTTAAACTATATGAGAATTAATATGGTACAAAATAATCCTGCAATTATGGCTGCATTACAAAAAAATATTTTAGAACACATTTCTTTAATGGCTCAAGAGCAAGTTCAAATAGAATTTGTAGATGAATTACAAGAAATACAAATGATGCAACAACAAATGCAAGCTATGGGAGCTCAAAATCCTGCTATGATGGCTGGAATGGCACAAAATCCACAAGCAATGCAGATGCAACAAAGACTACAACAGATTACAAACACAATTGAATCTAGAAAAGCAAAACTAATTGCTGAAATGCAAGAAGATTATGCTAAAGAAGAAGAAAAAATTAGTGGTGAGTTTGGTGGAGATCCATTATTGAAACTAAAAGCTAGAGAAATTGACCTTCGAGCACAAGAAAATCAAAGAAAAGAACAAGAAGGACAAGAAAAAATCAATATCGACAAGATGAAAGCAATGATGAATGATACACATCACGATGAAAAGCTAGAACAGAACGAAGAATTAGCTCATTTACGTGCTGGAGTGTCTCTTGCTAAACAACAAATGTCTGATATGAGTAAAATAAATGATTTTGGTAGAAATTTTCTAAAAAAATAACTATAATCTAATTTAATAAGGAGAACATTATGAAAAAAACTGGAACTTATATAAAAGCGCCAAAAATTGAAAAACAAATGGGTACAAATAAGGACGGCTACAAACAAGGTGGCGTAGTTATTGAAGCAACTGACCCAAGTACATCTCAAACAGTTGATGTCAGAGGAACAAAAAGAATGTTAGCTGACAAAAAACCTGTTAAAGCAACCTGGAAGTAAGTTATGTGGTTCAGCGCTATTAAATTAGCCGCTCAAGCTGGCTCTCACATATTTAAAAACCGCCAAAGAACTAAAATGCTTATGGCTGATGCACAAATGCGTCATGCAGAAAAGATGGCAAACGGCGAAGCCGAATACCAGGGCAAATTATTAGAATCAAGAAATTCTGACTGGAAAGACGAATTCATTTTATTATTATTGTCGGCTCCAATTGTTATGTTAAGTTGGGCAGTCTTTTCAGAAGATCCAAGTGCGATGGA